GAATTGCTGATCAGTGGAGAAAAATTTATTAAGATAATTATATGAGTGATAACATTTATCTTGGCAATCCTAATCTAAAAAAAGCTAATACGCCGATTGAATTCACTGCTGGGCAGATTGAAGAATTCATTAAGTGTAAGCAAGATCCTGTATATTTTGCAAGAAATCATGTACAAATTGTAAACGTTGATAAAGGATTAATTCCATTTGAAATGTATCCATTTCAAGAGAAGTTGATTAAAAACTTCCATGGAAATAGATTTAATATTTGCAAAATGCCTCGTCAAACAGGTAAGTCTACGACAGTAGTTTCTTATCTCCTTCACTATGCAGTGTTCAATGATAATGTTAATATTGGTATTCTGGCAAACAAAGCATCAACCGCAAGAGAACTCTTAGAAAGACTTCAAACAGCTTATGAAAATCTTCCTCGTTGGATGCAGCAGGGTATTATAGCATGGAACCGAGGAAGTTTAACCTTGGAAAATGGTTCCAAGATTATGGCAGCATCTACCTCCAGTTCTGCTGTCCGAGGAATGTCATTCAACATTATCTTCTTGGACGAATTTGCGTTCATTCCTAATCATATTGCTGACGACTTTTTTAGTTCAGTATATCCTACAATTTCATCTGGTACATCTACAAAGGTAATTATCGTTTCTACCCCCAAGGGCATGAATCACTTCTACCGACTTTGGCATGATGCTGAGCGTGGTAGGAACCAGTATGTAACAACTGAGGTTCATTGGTCAGAAGTTCCTGGTCGTGATGCCGAGTGGAAAGAGCAGACTATTGCAAACACGTCTAAGCAACAATTCTCTCAAGAATTTGAGTGTGAATTCTTAGGATCTGTTGACACTCTTATCTCTGCTGCAAAGTTAAAGTCATTGGTTTATGAGGATCCATTCAAATCAAATAAAGGATTGGATGTTTATGAGGAATCAAAAGAGGAACATAATTATATTATTACAGTAGACGTTGCTAGAGGTGTATCACACGATTATTCAGCATTTGTTGTTTTTGATATTACTGAGTTTCCGTACAAAATTGTAGCTAAGTATCGTAATAATGAAATTAAACCAATGCTGTTTCCAAGCATTATTGAACAAGTAGCAACTGCATATAATAAGGCTTACGTGTTGGTTGAAACCAACGACGTTGGCGATCAAGTTGCTTCAATCCTACAATTTGATCTTGAATATGATAATTTACTTATGGTTGCAATGCGAGGTAGAGCTGGTCAAATTGTGGGACAAGGATTTTCTGGAACTAAATCACAACTTGGTTTAAAGATGAGTAAAACTGTAAAGAAAGTCGGCTGCTCAAATTTAAAGACCATGATTGAGGATGATAAATTAATTTTTAATGATTATGATGTTATTAGTGAACTTACAACGTTCATTCAGAGAAATCAATCATTTGAAGCTGAAGAGGGTTGTAATGACGACTTAGCGATGTGTCTTGTTATTTTTGCATGGTTAGTTGTTCAACCATATTTCAAGGAAATGACTGAGAATGATGTTCGTAAAAGAATATATGAAGAACAAAAAAATCAAATCGAACAAGATATGGCACCATTTGGATTTATTCTTGATGGTCTTGATGATGATGAAAATGAAATTGTTGAGAAAAATACTGGTGATAGATGGTTAATTGCAAAAGATAAAAATTATATTTTTGAGGAAAAATGGAACTTAGATGAATATGGTGATAGGGCATATATGTGGGATTATAGATAATGGATTTAAACAAACAGATAGAATTAGAACATCTACTGTTTGTTGAAAGGCAATGTAGAAGTTGTAAAAAATTTAAAAATTTATTATCCGACTTTTATTTGACCCGCAAAAATCGTGGATCTTATCCATCAGCATATTCTTATGAATGTAAAGACTGTACTATACAACGTATTACTGTAAATAGATTAGAAAATAAAATATTTGATAAATGGGAATATCCTGACTGGTAAATTGTTCATGTAATGTTTCCCCATTAGAAAAAGATTAAATTATAAATATTTCATAGATCTGAAAGTTTACTAGAGGAAACAAGATGGCTTTAGGTTTAGTTTCACCTGGCGTCAAAATAAGAGAAGTTGACTTAACGATTGGAAGAGCAGGAGTACCAATTGAAACTGTTGGTGCAATAGCTGCTCCTTTTGAAAAAGGACCTGTAAGTGATGCTGTTTTAGTTGAAAACGAACAGCAACTTATCGAAGTATTTGGAAAGCCCGCAGAAAATGATGGACATTACGAATATTGGTATTCTGCATCTAACTACCTCTCATACGGTGGTTCATTAAGAGTAGTTCGTTGTGATAATGAAAATTTAGGTAACGCAAACGTGCCTGCAGTTGGTGGAGGTTCTTCACTAACTAATTTAAAAATTAAAAATTACGAAGATTATATTACAAATCACTCTACTTCTGCTTCATGGCATTGGGCTGCAAAAAACCCTGGTACATGGGCTAACGATCTTATAGTATGTACAATTGATAACTTGGCAGACCAAATCGTTTCTGGAGTACACACTAGCAATCAAACAGTTAATGTGTTGACTGGTGTTGGAGTTACAGACATTACAACCGATGTTGAGGGAGATACTAACGTAGGTGTTGTGACTACTGGATTACAAGTCGGTGACTTTGTTGCTGGTAGCTACATTCCTGCTGGAGTAACAATTACTGGTATTGGAAATAGCTCAATTGTTCTTTCTTCTGCAGTATCCAACGTTGGATTTGCTACAACAACAATTAGCGCAACATTTACACGAAATGTTCCAACCACCCAATATGCACCTCAAGTTGGTGTTGCAGTTACTCAAGCTTTAAGTACAACCATTGTTAGTAGTGGTTCTACAGAATCATTTACTGGATACTTAAAGGGTGTAATTACTGGTGTTGGTAATAGTTCAATTTTTGTTAAAGTTCTTTCTAGAGTAAGTTCAGCTGGAACTGAAACTAGTGTAGCATACTCAACATTTGCATTTAGTTCATCATCTTCAATTTCCGTTGGAAATACATCAACTGCTTCAGGCATAGGATCAACAAATTCTCTCCAATCATCTTCATTTGGAGTTGCCGATTGGTATGATACTCAAACATTAGGCATTTCTAATGGTACAATTTATTGGAATCAAATTGCACCTAAGCCTGGTACAAGTGCTTATGCAACAAATAGAGCATCTAAGAATGATGAAATTCATATCGTAGTTATTGATGATACTGGAAGACTTTCTGGAACTTCAGGCAATATTATTGAAAGGTGGGTTGGATTATCAAAAGCATCTGATGCACAATTATCTCCACAAGAGAAAATTTACTACAAAGATGCATTAGCCAATAATTCAAACTACATTTATGGTGGAGCAGAATTAGGTGATCAAGTAGCTTCTACGTTAAATGGAACTGCAGGTAATAACTGGCAACAGCGCACACAAGGAATTAACTTTAATGTTTCTGGTAATAGAACACAAGTTCTATTAGGTGGTAATGCATATACCACTAGAAGTGCTACTGCATATATCACTCCAGGATATACTGCTACATTAGCTGATGTAATTTCATCATATCAACTATACAATAATGTAAGAGAATATGATGTCGATTTCTTAATTATGGGACCTGGATTTACTGATAAATTTACAACACAAGCAAAGGCAAATGAACTAATTTCAATTGCAACTCTAAGAAAAGATTGTGTTGCAGTAATTTCACCATATAGATCTGCGATTGTAGATGTGACAAATACTACAACACAAACAAATAATATTATTGATTTCTTTGATGGATTATCATCATCATCGTATGCAGTATTTGATAGTGGGTATAAGTATATGTTTGATAGATTTAATAACAAATTTGTATATGTCCCCCTGAATGCTGATATTGCTGGATGCATGTGCAGAACTACAATTAATGATTTCTCATGGTTCTCACCTGCAGGTTCAACTCGCGGAGTAATTAATGATGCAGTTAAACTTGCATATAATCCAACACAAGTACAAAGAGATCAGTTATACACCAAGCGTGTAAATCCTGTTATTTATTCTCCAGGTTCGGGTATCATACTTTTTGGTGACAAGACTGGTCTTGCACAGGCATCTGCTTTTGATAGGATTAACGTTAGAAGATTGTTTATTACTATTGAGGCAAGTCTTGAAGCTGCTGCTAGAGATCAACTCTTTGAATTTAACGATTCAATTACAAGATCTAACTTCTTAAACATTGTTGAGCCATATCTTCGTGATGTACAAGCCAAGAGAGGTATTTCAGACTTCTTAGCAGTTTGTGATGAAACAAATAATACACCAGATGTTATTGATGCTAATGAATTTAGAGCTGACATTTTTATCAAACCTGCCCGTAGCATCAACTTCATTGGGCTAACCTTTGTTGCTACAAGAACTGGAGTTTCCTTTGAGGAAATTGCAGGTCGTGTTTAATCTACCTTTAACAATCATACTGGAGAACTAAAATGCCTCAGAATTCCACCAATATTCAAACAATACCTAATACAGGTGGTGACGGAAGATTTTTAGATAATTTTAAAGGAAGACTCACTGGAGGTGGTGCTCGTCCTAATTTATTTGAAATCACTTTAGCATTTCCCACAGAAGCAGTACCCTCTGATAGCAGTGCAACTGCATTATCTGATAAATTAACATTTTTAGTAAAGGCTACTTCATTACCCGCATCAACAATTACACCAATTCCAGTTCCATTTAGAGGTCGCGTTTTACAAATTGCAGGAGACCGAACTTTTGATCCTTGGCAAATTACTGTCATCAATGATCAAGATTTTACTGTAAGAAATGCATTTGAACGTTGGATGAACTGGATCAATAAACATTCCGATAACTCTGGTCAAGTCAATCCAACATCATATCAAAAAGATGCTTGGGTACATCAATTAGGAAGACCGTTAACACAAACAGCAATTACCAGTGCTGATACGATTCCCAGACTTCGTTCTTATCACATGTATGGTGTTTTTCCAACTAATGTTTCTGCAATTGGTCTTGCATATGATGCAAATAATCAAATTGAAGAATTCACTGTAGACCTTCAAGTTCAGTGGTGGGAAGCTTATAATGGTAATAATGACCTTCAAGTGAAGTAATAAATAAGTAAAAGTTACCTAAAAACATAATGGCAGGACTATTTGGTTTCTCTATTGATGACGGTTATAAAAAGCCTAAAAAGCAAGTGTCCCCCGTTCCTCCTAATAATGAGGACGGGGTTGACTACTATATTACTTCAGGTTTTTATGGTCAATATGTAGATATTGAAGGTGTATATAAAACTGAATATGATCTTATTAAAAGGTATCGTGAAATGTCTCTACATCCAGAGGCAGATAAAGCTATTGAAGATATTGTAAATGAAGCTATTGTGTCTGACTTAAATGATTCTCCAGTAGAAATTGAACTTTCTAATTTACAAGTTCCTGAAGAAATTAAGCAACTAATTAGAGCAGAATTTAAATATATTAAAGAACTCATGGATTTTGATAAAAAAGCCCATGAAATTTTTAGAAATTGGTATATTGATGGTAGAGTATACTACCATAAAGTCATCGATCTTGACAACCCCCAAAATGGTATTCAAGAAATTAGATATATTGATTCATTGAAAATTAAATATGTTCGTGAACTCAAGCAAAAAGGCAAAGGTGTGCTTGATATTCAGAACGTAAATATGATAGCTAGAGAAATAGGAGTAGAAAAATTAGATCATCCAGAAGTTGATGAGTATTTTGTTTATACCCCAAAGTCTCAAGGATATAGCACTGGTGCAAGCGGATATGGTAAAGGAGTAAAACTTTCAAAAGATGCAGTTACTTTTGTTACATCTGGTCTTGTAGATCGTAACAAAATGACTATTTTATCATACCTTCATAAAGCAATTAAGTCTCTCAATCAACTTCGCATGATTGAGGATTCACTTGTTATTTACAGATTATCTCGTGCTCCAGAACGTAGAATTTTCTATATCGATGTAGGTAATCTTCCCAAAATTAAAGCAGAGCAATATCTTCGTGATGTTATGTCACGATACAGAAATAAGCTTGTATATGATGCATCAACTGGAGAAGTCCGTGATGATAAAAAATTTACAAGTATGATGGAAGACTTCTGGCTACCTCGTAGAGAAGGTGGTCGTGGTACAGAAATCACAACTCTTCCTGGTGGTCAAAATCTTGGCGAACTTGCAGATATTGAATACTTCCAAAAGAAACTTTATAGATCTTTAGGTATTCCAGAATCTAGAATTGCTGCTGATGGTGGATTTAATCTTGGAAGATCTTCTGAAATTTTGAGAGATGAAATTATGTTCTCAAGATTTGTTGGAAGACTTCGCAAAAGATTCAGCAATATCTTTCATGATATGTTGAAGACACAACTCATTCTTAAAAATATTATCACTCCTCAAGATTGGGAGCTGATGAGTGATCATATTCAATATGACTATGTTTATGATAATCATTTTGCAGAATTAAAAGAAACTGAACTAATGAAGGAGCGTGTTGCGCTCTTGCAGCAAGTAGAACCTTATATCGGTAAGTATTATTCAACTTATTATGTAAGAAGTAAAATTCTTCGTCAAAGTGAGGATGATATTCTTGACATTAATGGTCAAATAGATATGGAGCGTCAAACAGGAATTATTCCACCTCCAGTTCCTCAAATTGATCCCGCAACTGGCATGACTATGGATTATGTCAAGGATGTTGGTTCACAACTAATCAAGAAAACTCAAACTCAAAATATGAAAGATCTTGAGATTGGATTGGGTAAAAATGAAACTGATCCTGATATTAAAAAGAAGGGAACAGAAGTAAAAAAAGCACCAGAAGCGGACAAAGTAAAAACTAATAAGATTAATAAACTATAAATAATATAAGATTTTGTAAGCAATTTTATGGATTCGTCTGAATTTATTGGCATGGTGATGCAAGATGCGTCTCCAAATGAACTATCTGATGTTATTAAGCAAATGCTTTACACCAAAAGTGTAGAGATGGTTGATGAGTTGAGACCCA